GGAGGTTGCAACAAACCAGTAGCAGATATAGTAGCCTTACCCCTACTGTAGTTGTCGTTATGAACCGCATTGATAATCTCTTGCGGTATATTGTGTCTATTCGTGTATTTCAACTTCTAGTTTACTTTGGCGTAATTCTAATTCTTCTTTTAATTCGTTTGCTTCTACTTGCATACAAAATACTATATCTTGCATTTTCTGAACCATATCTCTGCTATCTTGAAGCATTTGTTTTGCTTTTTTTAGTTGTTCTTCAATAATATCCATTTCTCTTATAATCGCCATATTCCTACTCCATCTTCTAATTGCCTAACAGTAAACTTATAGTTAGGGTGTTTGTGTGTAAATCTTAAACAAGCATTTCTAATTATTTTTACCTCAGAAGCTATCTTAGACTTTGCTAAAGGAACTTTAATAGTTTGTCCCTTGTTCATGTCCTCTAAAGGTAAGTCATACTTTCTAGGCTTTCCTACTCCTCTTGGTATAGGTATGCCATCTTCTATTTTAAATTCCATTATTTTCTCCTATTTTTTTGTCGCATTTTCTTTGCAAGTTTTCTTTTCTTCTTCATAGCTTTTTTTACTTCCTCTAGTTTTTCGACCTCATTTGTTTTAGAAGAAAAAGTATCTTTAATTCTTCTAAGCAATTTATTCTGTGTTCTTATGCTGTATGGATTTAATTGTTTATACTGTTTAATGATTGACTCCTTTTGGTAAAAAATTAAGTTTGGTTTTTAATGCCTTAACATAATTGATATCTACATTAAGCATACTTCTAATGTGAGCCATTTGTTGTGGTGTGATTTTGTCTAACAAGATTTGTAGCAAAAGAATCTCT